TATATGTTTATTTTTAATTAAATCATATTTTTTAAGTGTATTTAAAAAATGATTAGAACCAGCTTTTCCAGAACCATTTCCATTAATAATATAATTATACTTTTGCCTATGTTGTAAATAACATTTATATTGTTCTAAATTTTCTTTAAAATATTTAATAATAGTAGAATCTTGATTTGTTATACCTGTACCAGTTGATGTACCGTCACCTAGCCAAATTCCAATCATATATGGGTCAAAATCTAATTCTTTTTCTGAAAATTCAATTGGTACTGAATAACCTTTTAATTTATCCTTAATTGATTGTGATAATTTCAAATATTTCTTAATAGATATTTCGCAAATTTTATCTTCCTTTAAATTATTCAAAAATTCTTTTGCTTCTGTTAAAATTACATTTTTATCTTTATTTTTATAGTAAAAATTTCCGGTGTCAATTTTTATATCTCTATTATTAAACCATTTTATTCTAAATCTTTTATATTTTTTATCATCTACTATATTTTTACTTGTTGAGTATTTTAAACAAATAATATGTTCAGAATTTACAGTGTAACTTTCACCTTTAACATTTGTAATTTTATACATTGTATCTCTACCACGTCCTAATGATAATACCTTTCTCTGTGTAGAATCATCACCCATTAATAAATCTCCTTCTTCTACATCTTGAACCATTTTAATAGTTCCATCAAACATCATAATAGGTGTATTAATCCCCATACATTTACCAACACCTACTGGTCCATTCAAACCTATAGCATTTATATTAACATCTGGATTTCTCATCATCTGAGTAACAATATTAATAATTTGGTCCTTTGGTTTTTCTAAAAACGATAGCTTTCTATCTAGTGTACCCCTAACATCTTTAATATATTTTTGAATCTCTTCCAGAGATGATTCTTTTGTAATACCACTATCATTATAAACACCAAACGGTACTGATAATAACCCATCCATCCAAGCTTTATATTTGGCATATTCTGAAGTATCTGTTTCCTCATAAGTTTCCATAATTTCCAACTTTTTATAAGCCATTACTTTATTTGCAAATGACATCTTTGATTTTAAAATTTTAGTTCTATACGAATCTGCAAATCCATTATTCAATGAACTTTTCAAAATTTGCTCTTCTAACTTCATTAATTCAGGGTCATTTGCACTTGAAATATTCGATGTTAGAAATTTTAAATTTGAGTTATATTCATGTGTTAATACTTCAGAATTAACTAAACAATGCACTTTTTCTAATAATTTTTGCTTTTGCTCCATCGAAACATTCATTCTTAAAATATCTATAATACTCGGAGAATTGGTATTATAATGTGATTTAATATTTTGTAACTCATCTGTCATCTCTTTAATTTCGTCTTGAGTTAATGTATCTTTCAACTTTTTTTTACGGTCTTCTAACGGTACTCTCTCAAAAAATTCACCATCATAAATTGAATCAATCAATTCATTAAATTTATCATAATCAGTATCAGTTTCTCCTGTCATCTTTAAAAATACTTTACCATCTCTAGCATATCTCTTTATTAAAGTCTTAATAGAATCTTTAATAATTTCTTGTGTTTGTTTTGGATCAAATTTCATATTCAAAATATTATTGTCGAATTGTGACTCATCAAAGTCTTCATCTTCATCTTGATTATTATCAGATTCATCTTCTGAAAATTCAGTTACAATAGATTTCACCGATTCTTCATTTTCTGGACAAGTTTTTTTCTTTTTAATAATTTTTAAATTAATATTTGTATCATTTACAACCAAATAAGAATCATCTTCTTCTTCTTCTTCTAACTTTCTCTTTTGACTGCGAGTTTCAACCATGATTATAAATGTAATATTACTTTTATTTCACTTTTATTTCACTTTTATTTTAATTTAGATCTCAAGACATATTTACATGAAACATTTTAAGAATAAATGCGAATTTTAATTGTATATCTTTATATACAATTTATTTGAATAAAAATTATTTTAATTTAAGAGAGTTGTATGATTTATGACAAGAAACAATTAACGATATTGGAGAAGAAAAACATAGGTCGCCAAAAATTTACAAATAATTAGTGCCATTTAAAAACCGCAGTGCTCTAAATTGTATTTAAAATACTTGAAAATCAATTTATTTAGGAAGTTTCATAGATTTGTAATTTTTACCAGGATAATGTTTATTTAATAAGTTTATATTTTTTTGAGAATTTACCCATTTAAATCCAGCATCGGCGCTCCAAATAAGCCAGCTAATTATTCCATGCTTCTTATGCCATTTAGAATCCTTTGGTCTTCCAGCTTTTTTCCACATCTTATAAGAAGGATAACTTGCATATAAATGTCTAGCAAACCACGCTCTCATATACTTAAGATCTTCAATTGGTATAGAGTCCTTTGTTGCCAGTTGTTTTGCACGTTTCCATCCAGTTTCAACCCCTCCGCCAAAACCTAATTTCTTAAGTTTAAAGGAATAAAGTGCGACATTTTTTACATTTATAGGAACCTTTACCATAACTTTACTTCTACGTCCATAATATTGACTTCTGATTTTACCACTACCGGTTTGACACATGTCACAATCACTTCCACCTGTTTGACACATGTCACAATCACTTCCACCTGTTTGACACATGTCACAATCACTTCCACCTGTTTGACACATGTCACAATCACCTCCGTGTTGACCTGCACCAAACTTAATATTTCCCTTATGTTTTATTTTTGATTTATCTTTCTTTGCTTTTGATATACTATGAGATGATATTGAACGATATGTTCTAGGACTCCCTTTATTCACACGTTTTGATGGTCTACACAAAGGATATTTATCTTTTGAACCTTTAACTTTAGAACGTCCACAAGATTTATATCCGATAATTTTACCCTTTGAATTACGAATCGGTCTATTTAAATCTATCCATTTTTCTTTATACCATCTTTTTAAACCACTACTTGATGTTTTTTTACCACTGTATTTACCACCGCGTGTTTTATATTCTCGAACAATCCAACTCGACCTATAAATACCAGACTTTGACTTAAATTTTTTATTTGCTAATTGTTTAACATAATTATACAAGGCTTTATTTGTTGGCTGTGGACTACCTTGTCCAGTTTGTTCAAAATTTTTTTGCATTTCAAACCATTGTTTATCTAATTTATCTGAATTATTAAGTTCATGACTTTTACGAATGCTATTTTTATAAATTTTATGTTTGTCTACATGTTTTTTAAATTTATGAAACTTTGAAGTTGAATAATTACACTTTTTCTCTGGACATTTAAAAATAGATTTATCGTGTTTTAATTGACCGGGACTAGATAAAGTAGTATATGTTTTATCACATTTATCACATGTACCACCATTTTGAATTTGCGAGTAGTAATCCTTAAGAACATCTAATTTACGTTCTGGTATATTAACTTTTTCGCATACTCCATCTATGCATTTTTTGGATTCTCTTTTCTTTTTGCATTCTCCTACACCATCTTTGTATTCACATGTTTTTATAAAAATATCATGAAACTCGTAAACTTTACTCATATAATATATACTAATAAATTTATTATTTTAATTTCAAGTTTTATTAAAATAATTAATAGAATATTAGTGGAACCGTAGGGTTCGTACCTGAGATTTATGCAAACTCCCATAAAGAACCAGCATGTACAGTTTTATCATTAATTGAATTTATAATTGTTTTACTAGATATACCTAATTTTAATTGAATTTCGTTGAGATTATTAAAATATATGTAGGTATTTGTAATTGGATTTATTTGTTTAATTTTTTTAGCATGTATAGAATTAATTCCAAATATTGGTTTATCATATTTTTCTATTATATGTAATGGACATTTACTATACTCTATATAATAATACATATTATGTTTTTCTTGATTTTTAATAATATTTCTCATAGTTAATTTTGCTATACCAAGGATTTTAGCAGCTTCATCTTTAGTTGTAAACGTTTCTATTATTAAATTTTTGGTGTCATTTAATTTTAAAATAGCATCACGAATAGGTACAGATGATTTATATTCTACAGTAGGCGTAGTATCTTTATTTATAAAATTCCATCTATATCCTTTATAAATTCTAGAATCTGATATAGCTTTAAGTATACCTGATTTATTATAACCATTGCATTCGGGTGATCTTAGTAAATATACCATACTATCATATGTTTTTATTATATTTTGTAAATTATCAGGATCAATTTTATGAATTTTTTGACCTCTCGGTTTTTTACCTTTAAAAAGAACTGGTGAATTTAACATTTGTTTTGATACATGTATTTGTTTTTGTTCTTCTTCTTTTTCTTGTTGTTGTTGTTCTTCTTTTTTAATTGGTATATTTTGATTATGTGAAAATAAGTATATAATATTTTGTAAGGATTCTCCTTTATTTAATAATTCTTGAATTATATTTAATTTTTGAGTTTCATTTTGTACTTTTTCTTTTTCTAGTATTTCTAAAGGTGATAGAAAATCAGTACCATTTACATAATATATAACTATTCCACGTAATTGTTTATAATTAAAATTATCAGATAATTTAACAACTTCTTTTGATACATGATTATTAATAGGTTCTCTATATAAATGCGGTTTTACATTAATTAAAATATTCGATTCTACTTGTTGATAATCTACATGTTCAAATATATCCAAAAACATACAGTTTCCAAAAATACGAGATAATCCATTACACCTTTCATTAATATCTTTAGTAGAACCTATTTTTATTAAATTTTCTTTAATTTCAGCAATATATACACATTTTTTATTTTTAAATTTGTCAATTAAAAATTCATGTTTTTCAACTTTTTTAACATATTCATTATTTGTAATAATATTATCTTTCTCTTCAAGTAATTGTTCTTTTTCTTGTAATAGTAATTTATGCTGTTCAATTTCTTCTTTAATTATTTTATTATGTATATTCTCTAATTTGACATAATACTTTCTAATTTCTTTACCCTTATCAGTTTTTGCTATCATACATAAGTTTTTGAATGTATCTATATTTAACATTACATCTTCTTTATTAAACCCTCCTTCGTTTTTGCGCTTTTCCATACGGAAAAGCGTGATTTTATAGTCTTCATCCTTAGTAAAATTACTTTTAATTGTTTTCATAGCATTTCCTTTATTCGCAAATCCCAACATTTTATAAACATTTTCAAGATTTATTGGATAATCATTTGTTGGATGATAATTTAAATAAATGTATAAATTAGTGATATACCATTGACTTTCTTGTTCTGTAAATTCTGTATTTAATAAATCAATCATTTTAGATTTAGAGTTAAGTGAAAGTGTTGTATTGGAGTTTTTAACTAATTCGTTAAAATTAATAGTTTCTGGTCTAATCAATTGATTCATTTATTAATTATATAAATCACTAATCAAGTCACCAAGTAGGATTGGTTGCGATGGATCTTAATAAAGTTATATTTAAGATTTTAAACGAAATAATAAAACTAGTTAATTAACTTGTGCACATCATACAATCCTCTTTATTTTCAATAGAACACATTAGTACAACTTCTTCTTCTTTTTTAGTTAAAGATTTACCCTTCTTTTGTTTTTCTTTAATCTTTTTCTCCATATTTGGGTCAATCGTAAATTTAGATGCACTTGAACTAGCCTTACTTCTAAGATAATAAATAGAATGTTAGTGAATTTACATGAGATTTATGCAAATTCCCAATAAAATCCATTCAATAGTTTCTTTTCATTTATAGCTTTATGTACAGTTTTATGATGAACTTTACAAAACTCACGAGCATGCTGCAAAGATGGAAAAAATTGTTCTTGCTTTGTTTCTGGATGAATACATTTTATTTTTATTGCACATTTTGGGACATACTTGAACACTTTTGTGTCATATGTATCTAATAATTCAGGTGTACAATTGTTTAAATAAATATAATAATGATTATTATATAAATTTGCAGTTTCAATCATTTTTTTAACCGAATGAGCACTCATTCTTAGTTCTTGTGTTGCTACATTAATAGAATTAAAATGTTTAGTTATTGCACTTTTGTCTCGATTTAATTCTAATATTACACTACAACCACTTTTTTTAGAAATAATAGTAGGTTGAATATTATGAACTATCATTGGATTTTTATCATTATCAACAAACATCCATCTATATTTTTTATAAATTGTATTATTTTTAATAGCATCACGAATTCCAGTTTCTGAAAATGTATCATATTTTTTATTTTCCATCAAAGTCTCCATATTTTTATACAATTGTACAATACGAGTTAAATTATTGGGGTCAATTTTTTGAATATGTCTTCCATAATTAGGTTTTAATGTAATAATGTCCTTTAATACTACATCTTTTTCTTGAGTTTGAATGACATTAGATATATTTTGGGTAATAGTCAAAGGTGTAGAAAATACATTGATTATATCAGATAATTTTTCGCCTTTATTTATTAATGATTCAATGATATCTAATTTTTGTTTTTCTAATATTTGAGATGGTGTTAAAAAATTATAAGTATGTATATGTTTTTCAACAATTTCTAATAATTGATTATACGTAAAAGTGTTCGATAATATAACAACTTCATTAGATGTATGACCAGTATCTAGTTTACTTTTAAATTTATTTTCCTGAATGACTTTATCATTTAAAATGTTACGTTCTACGTTTCTAAATTCATTGCATTCAAATACATCTAAAAAAAGCCCCTCTCCACCATATACAGTTTGAATTCTATCTCGCCTTTTTTTAATTTCACATGAAGAACCTATTTTAACTAAATTTTCAGATAATTCTATCAAGTAAATACAATTTTTATCCTTTAACATATTTAATAATACTTTGTGTTTTTCTAGTTTTTTATCAACCATTCTTTCATCTTGTATTTTTTTAATTTCTTGATCTTTATCTTCAAGTAATTTATCTTTATTTTCTATTTCTTCTTTAATTATCTTATTATAAATATTCTCTAATTTCACATAATATTTTCTTATTTCTTTTGATTTTTCTGTCTTCACCAACATACACATATTTTTAAATGTATCTATATTCAACATAATACGTTCTTTGTTATAACCACCTCTTGTTTCATCTGTAGTTTTTTGCTCATCTTTAGGGATTAGCAAAATTTTATAGTCTTCTCCTTCTGTAAAATTATTTACCAATGTTCTTTTCGCATTTTGTTTATTTGCAAAATCAACTAATTTTATTAATGTCTCTAAATTAATTGGAAAATCATTTGTTGGATGGTAATTCATATAAATATATAGATTAGCAATATACCAACGACTTTCTTCTTCAGTAAATTCTTTAGTAAGGGTATCAATCATTTTTGATTGGCAATCTATAGTTAAGTGTGTACTATTTTTTATAAGTGCATTAAAGTCAACCGAGTCAGGTTTTATCATTTGGGTCATTTGTTGATATTATGGTATAATTATTTATATTTAAATAAGAATTTGAACTAATTTAATCACGAAGTGCACATCATACAATCCTCTTTGTTTTCAATAGAACACATTAGTACAACTTCTTCTTCTTTTTTAGTTAAAGATTTACCCTTCTTTTGTTTTTCTTTAATCTTTTTCTCCATATTTGGGTCAATCGTAAATTTAGATGCACTTGAACTAGCCTTACTTCTAAGATAATAAATGCCAGTTTTTAAACCTTGTTTCCAGGCATAAAAATGCATACTAGTCAACTTTTTAATAGTTGGAGATGCCATAAACAAATTCAAACTCTGGGTCATGTCGATAAATGGACCACGCTGAGCTGATTGATCAATAAAATTTTTCATAGTAATTTCCCATACGGTTTTATATAAAGCCTTGATGTCATCTGGAATAATATCAATATTTTGAACACTACCATTATTTGCAATAATAAGGTCTTTTACATTCTTATCCCACAACTTTAATCTAGTAAGGTCTTCAACTAAATGCTTATTAATAATAATATATTCACCAGAAAGCACACGTCTTGTAAAAATACAACTATCAAAACACTCAAATGATTCAGTATTACCCATAATTTGTGCTGAACTCGCGGTAGGCATACAAGTAGTCAAGGTGCTATTTCTTACACCGTGTTCTTTAATTTGAGAACGTAAACTTTCCCAATCCCATCTTCCTGATAAATATTCACTTAAATCAATACCATTATGATCCGCCCATAAATCAAATTGTAATTTACCTTCACTCATAGGACTTCCTTTAAATGTACTATACGAACCATCCTTTTTAGCCATTTCCATAGAACCAGTTAATAAAGCAAAATAAATGGTTTCAAATATTTCTTTGTTTAATTTTTTAGCCTCATCACTTTCAAATGGTAATCTCATTTTAATATATGTATTGGAAAGCCCCTGAATACCAACACCAATTGGTCTATGTGCTAAATTACTTTTCTTAGTTTCTGGAACAGGGTAATGATTAAAATCAATTACATTATTCATTGGAAGTACTATATGTTTTGCAATTTCAAATAATTTTTCATGATTGTAAACTGGGGACTTTGTTTCTGGATCAATCTCAACAAATTTAGGTAATGCAATACTTGCTAAATTACAGACAGCATATTCTTGGTGGTCAGAATACAATAATATTTCACTGCAAAGATTACTTGATTTAATAGTACCAATATTTTTCTGATTACTCATTTGATTACATTTGTCTTTATAAAGTATATAAGGTGTACCAGTCTCAATTTGACTATCCAAAATTTTCATCCAAATTTCTTGTGCTTTAACCTTTCTCTTAAATTTACCTTGTTCAACATATTTCCAATATAATTCTTCATATTCTTCGCCATAACAATCAGATAATCTTGGGCATTCATCTGGGTCCATCAAATACCAATCACCATCTTTTTCAACTTGCTTCATAAACAAATCAGAAAGCCACATAGCTAAAAACAGGTCACGTGCACGCATATCTTCACTACCTTGATTCTTTCTTAAATCTAAAAATTCAAAAATATCTGGATGCTCTGGAGATAAATACATGGCAAAAGACCCTTTGCGCTTGCCACTCTGATTTACGTATAGGCACGTGCTATTATATACTTTTAACATGGGAATAATACCATCACTATGACCATTGGTGCCTCTAATAACACTTCCTTTACTACGGATATTATTAATATGTACACCAATACCTCCACCTACTTTACTAATTTGTGCACAATCACTTATTGTTTTGTATATTCCACCAATGGAATCATCTGTTCCAATAAGAAAACATGAGCTAAGATTCTGTAATCTACTTCCAGCATTGAATAACGTTGGTGAAGCAAAAGTAAAATAATGCTGAGAAATTAAATGGTATGTTTTAACAATGTCTTCTATAGAATCTTTATGAACTTGAATAGCTACTCTCATGTATAAATGTTGAGGTCTTTCAAGCACCTTGCCATTTAATTTCATCAAATAACTTTTTTCAAGTGTCTTGAATCCAAAATAATCGAATAGATAATCTCGAGAATAGTCGATGGTTTCATTGAGAGTATCTTTGTATTTTCTAACAAGTGAAATGATATCATCTGCTAAAACTGGTGCTGGATTATCATTAGTATCGACATTATTATATAATTTTTCCATAACTTCACTAAAGCATTCGGTAGTATTTTTATGCATATTACTGATAACAAGACGGGTGGCTAATTTGGAAAATTCTAAATTCTCAGTCATACTAATAGCAATTCTAGCAGCTTCTTCATCTAATTCAGTAGAACTAACACCGTCATAAATAGTAGAAACAACTTTTTGCGCTACAATGTCTATGTCAATTGCTTTTAATTGACCAAGCGACTTGTCATTTTGAAGTTTTTTTAATCTATAAACAATTTTATCAAAACTTAAATTTTCCAATCTCCCATCTCTCTTTTTGATTTTCATTATAATTATAATATTGTATAATAATTTTATTTTCGTTTTTTTTTTATATTTAAATAACGTCACCAATTTGGAACTTTAATTTAAACTTAAAAAAAATTTTAAATTAAATGGATATGTCTTTAAAAAAAAAAAAAAATCCTGAAATTCACACTAGTCCAGATTCCGCCACACAACCAGATAATACTAGTCATATTCTCAATAAATATGATATTCTTATGTTAAATAATGGATGGAATGACAAAAAT